ACACCTCGTGAATACGCAGAGGTATCAGCAGGAGTAAGACTTTCTTCACACGAAAAGTTATGTGCAGAGAGAATGAAACATATTCAAGAAAGCATTAAAGAATTAAGTAAAGAAGTTAAAAGTTTAAGAAACGATGTTTCTAAAGGTAAAGGTATGGTTCAAGTATTAATATTTTTAGGAACAGTGATTGCAGGTGTAATGGGCTATTTCAAATGGAATGGCTAAAAAGAAATCAAACCTCTTAAATAAAGAGGAACACGAAACTAGAAGTAAATTTAAAAAAACTTCCATATCTACCAACAGAAGCAAGATTAAATGGTCTTCTATGAATAAGCATAAAAGAAGACAGCATAAAAAATGAAATACTTATTAATCTTGTATATGTGTAGTATGGCTACAGGCCAATGTCCTTCTAGCACTGTTGCAGGTTATCAATTCACTACTCATTATGATTGTGTTGATGCTGGTTATGCAATTGCTCAAAAAACTTACAGAAATTTAAAAGAATTAGAAGACTGGGATAAACAACACATAAATAAAAACAAACTTGTAGTTAAGTTTGAATGTAAAGAAATAGGTGCATCAACATGAAGATAAGCGACAATACTGCAATTAGTATGCCAATGAGAAATCTTATTAGCATAGTGATAGCTGTTGCTATTGGAGTGTGGGCATACTTTGGAGTAATAGAAACACTTAATAAACATTCTACTACTTTAGAACTTATGTCTAAAGATTTAGAAGCTAACTCTGAATTTAGAATAAAATATCCTAGAGGCGAGTTAGGTCAATCAAGTGGGGAAGCAGAATTATTTATGCTCGTGGAACACATGAGTGGTCTTATAGAGCAGATGGAAGAAGAACTAAAAGGTATGAGAAACAATAAAGTTAATATTGATTTTTTAAAAGAACAAGTTTCAAAACTACAAACAGATGTAGAAAAATTAATTAGAAATGGGAGTGGACACTAATGGTTGAAATGGTATTTGCATTACTTTTAATAGTAGACCATGAGATTAAAGAACACTTACACATGGACAGTCTTTCAAAATGTTTGAAGGCAAAGCGTTTCGCCATGAAAGAAAAAAATTCTACAGATAGAGTAGTTTACAAATGTATTAAATCTAAAGCTAATGTAGAAATTTATATGGGAGAGAAGAAGATTACTTCTTTAATATTAGAATGAAAACATTAAAAGAACTACACGAAGTATTAGCAACAGAATTACTTAAAAGAGTAAAAGACCCAGAAGCAAAAGCTTCAGACTTAAATGTTGCAAGACAATTTTTAAAAGACAATGGTATAGAGGCAATTCCTACAGATAACTCTCCACTCAAAGCATTAGTGGATGAACTTCCATTTAATACAGAAGAGGAATTAGTTCTACATGGAAAAGATACCAACTAAATTAAAAGACTTTAGAAACTTTTTATATTTAGTCTGGAAACATTTAGCATTACCAAGACCTACCCAGGTTCAATATGATATTGCTAATTTTATTCAGTCTAAAGACAAACGAATTATAATTAATGCTTTTAGAGGTGTAGGTAAAAGTTGGATAACATCTGCTTATGTATGTCACCAATTATTATTAAATCCTCAATTAAATATATTAGTAGTCTCTGCATCAAAAAACAGAGCAGATGACTTCTCCACATTTACATTAAGACTTATAAACGAAATTGATGTTTTAGCTCACTTAAGGCCAAGTGACGACCAAAGGCAATCAAAAGTGAGCTTCGATGTAAAACCTGCTCGTGCTAGTCATGCACCGAGTGTGAAGTCTCTGGGAATTACAGGGCAATTAACAGGTAGTCGAAGCGACCTTGTAATTGCAGATGATGTGGAAAGTGCCAATAACTCTGCAACAATGGGCATGAGAGATAAACTTTCAGAACAAGTTAAAGAGTTTGAAAGTATTATCAAACCTCAAGGTCGCATAATATTTTTAGGTACGCCACAAACAGAAATGTCTTTATATAACCAATTACCTAATAGAGGTTATAAGTTAAGGGTCTGGACAGCCAGGTATCCTACAGAAAAACAAGTACGAAACTTTGGAGATACATTAGCTCCAATAATAAGAAATACTTGGAGTATTGATGAACAAGGAAAACCTACAGACCCAGATAGATTTGATGAAGAAGACTTAAATAAAAGACAATTAAGTTATGGAGCTTCTGGCTTCAATCTTCAATTCATGCTGGATACATCTATTAGTGATGCTAATAAATATCCATTAAAACTATCTGATTTAGTGGTTATGTCTTTAAACCCAAAGACAGCTCCAGAAAAAGTTATATGGGCTAGTAGTCCAGAACTTAAACACGAGGAGCTTCCTTGTGTAGGTTTACATTCGGATGCTTTCTATAGGCCAATGCAAATACAAGGTGACTGGATGGAATACCAAGGTTCAGTTTTAGCTATAGACCCTAGTGGGAGAGGTGATAACGAGACAAGTTATTGCTGTGCAAAGATGTTGAATGGTAATGTCTATATCACCGATGCTGGTGGTTTAGTCGGTGGTTATACCGATAAGACACTTCAATCAATTGCTACCATAGCGAAACAACAAGAGGTAAATCTTATCCTGGTTGAGGAAAACTATGGAGGTGGTATGTTTACTAAACTCCTTCTTCCTTTTGTCACAAAAACTTATCCAGTCACTATTGAAGAAATAAGACATCAAGAAGCTAAAGAAAAAAGAATAATAGATACTTTAGAACCATTGATGCAACAGCATAGATTAATCATTGATAGTAATGTAGTGCACAAAGACTACAATTCAGCAAATGAAATGTATGCTTTAGAAAAAGCCTTAAGGTATCAAATGTTTTATCAAATGAGCCGAATAAGTAATATCAAAGGTTCATTAGCTATAGATGATAGATTAGATGTATTAGGTATGGCTTGTAGGTATTGGGTAGACCAACTGGCTAGAGACCAACATACTGCTCAAATACAGAGGCGTGAGGAGCTTTTAAACGATGAATTAGACAGGTTCCTAGACACACAACAGTTTTATAAAAGACCTAGTGACAGATGGATGTGAACACATGGACACTATTAGATATGGGGGTTAAACCATAGCTATACCCATAGGTATACTAGAGAGAATGTTAGCTTTCCTAAACTATTATCATTATGAATATTAATAATATTATATATCTAGCTAAACTTATGGATGAAGATACCCAAGAGGTATTACATAAGCCTATGGAACAAGGTTATTTTAAACTACATAAACCTAAATTGACTTTGGTTGTAGACAATACCAAAAGAAAACCTATTAAAAGAATTGGTTATGACGCTTATCTTGATAAGAACCTAAAGGATTTCTTTGAGTTCTTGTTTGAAAAAGCAGACATCTAAATAATTTGATACAAATTTCTGTTGGGGTCACGCAATATGCCAGGAAAAAAATACCCCCAATTGCAGGCAAAATTTACAAAATATATACCAGGGGTGCACCAGTGCACAAAAAATATAATGTATATGGCCTAGAAGTATTAATTTTATTAGCTTTGTAGGTAGACTTAATATCCTTTTACACAATAAAAGGCCTTTTTATTTGCAAAACAACAGCTTTTTTTTATTGGCGTTGTTTGTGCTCTTATCTGTTTTAAAGAATTTAAAAATATGAATTGTAGACTTTGTAAAAATATAAAAGCTTCTATTACTTTTAATAATTATAATTATTGTTTATCTTGTTTTATGTCAGCAGACAGAAGGACACTATTTGAAGAGGAGCCGAAAACAAAGCTAGTAAAAACCAGCAGACCTGCTAGAGTTCAACATTATGAAAGAACCAAAAAGCCAAGGGAAAACAATGGCACAATTAAAAGCTTATAAAAAGAGTGCCAAAGGTACAAACAAAGCTTATTGGCAAGGCCGAATTGATGGCCTAGCAGGTAGAGCAGAATATAAGAAGTATTTAAAAAGCCTTAAAAAATAGTAAAAACGCCAGCGTAGCTAGTTTAGAATTATTCTAAAAGATAATTAAATTAATATATTGACTTCGCTAGCGTAGTTATAGTACAACCACTACACCAGCGTAGCAAATATACCTGGTAGAAAGTGAGCATATAACAATGACAAAAAAGACAGACAAACCAGAACCAGGCAAAGTATATAGTTTGACTGGTGCACCAGGTGTGGCCTGCATAGCAAATGGCAACACATGGGCAGAGAGTGAGTACAAAGAAAAACCTAAAAGAAAATCAGATAACGAAGTTTTAGCAAATTCGCTTGGCTTTGAATTGTCGGATTTTTCAGACGACCAGGCAGACCTTGACGACTTAAGGGATATGCTGGAAGGGGGTATATAATGGGAACAAGAGCAGTTTATACCTTTAAAGATG